CATCATCACCATCGACTCGGGAACGACCCCGAAGGTCGATCTGCTGGAACGCCTCGGCAGCGATCCGGTGCTTCTCGTTGATGTGCTTTACGCGGCAGTCAAGCCGGAGGCCGACGCCAAAGGCGTGACCGACGAGGAATTCGGCCGCGCTATGTCCGGGGACGCCATCGAAATGGCGACCACCGCTCTGCTGGACGAGGTGATCGATTTTTTCCCGGAAACGAAACGGAAAGTCTTCCGGAAAATTCTGGACGCGACGAGACGCTTCGAGACCAAGGGCAAGGCGGCGCTTCAGGCTCTGCTGGACGATCCGGCCCTCGACGGAAAAATCGACGCGGCCCTCGCTCAGTTGATGACCTCGTCTGGGAACTCGCAGGAATCGCAGGAGTAAATCCCGATCCTTTCACGCTCCGCGAGCTGGTGATGCTCGCGGATGCCAGGGGGCGATTTGAGTGGGAACAGACTTCCGCTCAAATGGCCCTCATCGTAAATCTGCTGCGGGATCCGAAGAAGTCCCAGCCGGTCAAGGCCGAGGATTTCAATCCGTATCGGGTACGTTCCAGAGATAACTTCATCCCGAATGTTCCCATCTCCGTCCTGAAAGACATCTTCATCAAAAAATAAGGAGGCTCCATGTCCCTATCCGGCACTATCCGCGCCGGGGCCGCTTATGTCGAGGTGACCGCCCAGACATCAAAGCTCCAGCGGGGGCTTGCCAATGCGCAGGCTCAACTTCAGCAATTCGGGCGGTCCTGCACCGCAATCGGCAAGGATATGCTGATGCTCTCCGGGGCATTCGCCGTCCCGCTTGCGCTGGCGGTCAAAGGCTTTGCCGACTTCGACGACCAGATGAGACTGGTCCGGGCGGTGACCAAGGCGACCAAGCAGGAGTTCGAATCGCTGACGCAAGTCGCGGCCAAACTCGGCCGGGAGACCTCCTTCACAGCCAAACAGGTCGCTGACGGCATGGTCAGTCTGGGTCGAATGGGGTTTTCGCCCAAAGAAATTGAGCAGGCGATCCAGCCGACCCTCGACCTCGCACGGGCAACGGGAACCGATCTGGGCGAAGCGGCGAACATTGCGGCGAACTCGATGAGAATCTTCGGTATCGAAGCCAGCAAAATGAGCGACGTTGCCGATATCCTGACGGCGACCGCGAACGGGAGCGCACAGACCCTGACGGATCTGTTCGAAGCTCTCAAGATGGCCGGACCGCAGGCAAAGGCGGCCGGTGAGAACATCACCGACACATCGGCGGCCATCGGCGTTCTTGCCAACCTCGGCATCAAGGGTTCGCTGGCGGGAACTGCTTTGCGGAAAAGTTTCTCGCAGTTTGCCAAGACGAAAGTTCAAGACAAATTGAAAGCGGTCGGGATCTCGACAGTGGATGCCAACGGCAACCTGCGAAAAATGGCGGAGATCATCGCCGATATTGGTCGGGTCATGGCGACCATGCCCTCGGCGGAAAAGCTCGCCTTTGCCGAGGACATCTTCGACATCCGGGGATCGCTCGCCGGGCTTTCCCTCGGCGGCAACGTGAAGGACTTGGATGCCTTCATCGAGAAACTCTACGATGTCAAGGGAACGGCACGAACCACCGCACAGGAAATGGATGCAGGGCTTGGCGGCTCCTTCCGGAAACTGCTGTCGGCGGTCGAAGGTGCAATGAATGCCATCGGCAAGGCGCTGGAGGGAACGCTGAAGCCCTTCATCGACAAAGTTACTGCCGCGACACTCGCCGTCATCAAATGGATCGAAGCAAACTCCGGGATGGTTACTGCCTTTGCCGCGACCATCGCGGGAACGGCGGCGCTGGGGGCGGCTCTGATCGTCATCGGCGTCGCAGCCAAAGGTGCGGCGGCCGGGTTCGCGGTCGTCCAGACGGCGCTCAAAGGCTTCACGTTTATCCAGGGAATGTGTATTGCTCAGGGGGTGGCGCTCAAGAACAGCATCTCGCTGATCGGAGCGGCCTTCGTCAACTTCCGGAACGTGGCGATCCCGGCGATGGTCGGGACCGAACAGCTGTGCGCCGCCTTCGGGCTGGCGTCCACTGCGGCCAACCGGACGGCGGCAAGCATTGTGCTGATGAGCAATGCGGAGGCCGCCGCCACTGCGAAGTCGATCCTCGCGGCAAAATGGACGGCGATGACCGGTGCGCTGAAAGCCTTCCGGACATCCGCTATCGCGGCGACCATTGCAACGAAAGCACAGGCGGCCGCGGAGGCGGCGATGGCGGCAAAGAGCGCTATCGTTGCAGGATGGACGGCAATGACCAACGCCCTCAAGGGAATGACTCTGGCAACGGCGGCGGCCACGGTTTCCACCTACGCGCACACGGCGGCGGAAGCGATCTGCACGGCGGGAACGATTGCTCTCAACAAGGCACGGCAGATTGCCATTGCAACCACGGCACTGTTTACGGCGGCGAACCTCAAGGCTGTGGTCTCCATTTCTGCGGTTACCGTGGGAAATTTCCTGCTGGCGGCGGCCGCGGAAGTGGCGGCAGTGGCAATGATGGCGCTCTCCGCTGTAATGACGCTGATTGCCGCTCACCCTGTAGCGGCGGCTCTGATTGCACTCGGGGCAATCCTGGCAGGAGTGTGCATTTACCTGTATAGAGCAGCGAATTATACTGCCAAGCTGTCCGATGAGGCCGGGAAGCTCCGGGAAAAGAACGACGAACTCCGCAAGACGGATCAGCTCCGGATGGAGAGACTGAAACAGCTCTCCGAAAAACAGCGTCTGACCAATGCTGAAATGGCGGAAGCCCGGCAGCTGGCCAAGGAACTGCGTTCCAGGTATGGAGACCTCGGTATTTCGATCTCGAACAATGCAGTCCGGATCAGGGAACTGGACAGTGCGGCGAAACGGCTCGGCGCGGTCCAGCTCCGGGTGGAGAACGGCGAAGACATGGAGAAACTGAAGCGTCTGAAAGAACTGTCGCTGAAGGTGAATCTCTCCGTTCCGGAACAGGACGAGGCTGCGGGCCTGATCGAAGACCTGTCCGGCAGATACGGCGATCTCGGCATGGAAGTCGACCGGACGAAAAAGAAAATCATCCTGCTTTCGGCCGCCGCACAGCGGCTTCAGGGAATCCGGCTGGTCACCAAGGTGGAGGAACCGGACCTCGGCAAATTCGACAAACTGAAAAGTCTGTCGCTGGAAACGAAACTCACGGTTGAACAGCAGGGAGACGCGGAAGCGCTGATTGCCGAACTCTCGGAACGCTACGTAGATCTCGGCATCACGGTCAACCGGACCACCGGCCAGATCGAGCGTCTGAACACGGTGGCGGGGTCGATTGCGGATCTGACGCTCAAAGTCCGGGGAACGGAGGACATCGAGAAGCTCCAACGTCTGAGAAAACTGTCCTTCGAATCTCATCTGGACGTTACTGGGCAGGAGGAAGCCGCCCGGCTCATCGCCGAACTGAC